TTAATCTCTGTTCTCATTGTTGTTCACCTTTCTGTTGCAATGGACTTGGAAATCCTTGCTGCATTTGTTGTCCTTGATCTTGATCCTGATTCCCTTGGGGAATGGATGCCTGTTCTTGTTCTTGATTTATTTGTTGTTCTTCTTGTTCGGCGGCCATTCTTTTAATATCAGCACTCATCTGTTCAATGTCTTTGTCTGATAACTTCAATATCTTTCGCTGTACATAATCCTGACTGTAGTAAATACCTACATACGGTTGAATCTGATTCAGCAAATCCAAACGACTACGTAATACTTCGCCTTCTTTTACTTCAGCAAAGTATTCATCTTGGTTGAAGTCATAACGTATCTGATTATTTATAATTTCCCAATCTTGCTCTGTAATAATACCTTTCAGGATAAGATTGGTTTTTAATAGATCATTGAATAATTCAGAGAACTTCTTTCTCAAACGCGAGATGAATTTGTTGAACTTTAATTCATCTCGCGATACTTCTGATTGGCGACCAAAAACCGCCATTGATTGTTCTGGGTTTAATCGCGTAAGAGGAACATTCAACGCTTGATAAAGTTTCTTTTGGAAATACACTACGTCATCAATTTGACCTAGATTCTCTCCACCGGGAAGAGTTGTGATTTCTGTACCTTTACCACCTTCTTGTCTAGGTAACCAAAAATCTTCCAGCATGGAATTTTTCGTGTAAATACCAACATCTAGTGCAAATGTATGATGGCCGTGGAAAATCTCATCTCCATCAATCGTAATACACCCAGTATCAATCCGATCAGCTAGAAATTCAATTTTAGCAATTTTGTGATTTCTGAATTGCAATGCCTCTTTATATTTATTGTATGATTGAAGACCACTAATATCTTCAACGATTCTCTTAATATCTTCTTTGCATACTTTATCAAATTTCTTTTGACCCTTTGCCGATGGTGTTTCTCGATTTAAATCGACCCATCCATCTAGGTTTTCATTTAAGAGAGACATAACTTGTTTTACTGGTGTTGCACTGGATGCACAATTTGCAACAACATCTAACATATTTTTGGTATATTTGACGCGATATTTGTTGCGGTGCGCAAGGCGATGCTGTTCATCATTAAACATTTCTTTTTTAGCAGAATTCCCTCTGGCGCTTAGATTTGTTTGTATAGCAACCTCTTTAGCACGATCCCGATTTTCTTTCGACTGTGCGCCATTCAGTTGAGAATTTTTCCATTCAACATAGCTTTCTTCGTTCGAAAGCATGTTTTCATATCCAATTTTGCGACTTAGTTTGCTTTCTTCTGAATAAACACCGACTTGGGTTTCATATGAGATTTTGCCGCCGATTGCTCCGCCAATATGACCAATTGCTTTTCCATTTTCTACGCGCTGTTCTGTAGTCCATCCATGAATGCCAGATTTTTGTTCAAGCGAAACTAACCCACCTTTGCGACCACGGTCACTCATTTCTTCTTTTGTGAGAAGTGACTGGTGATATGCAACATGATCTGCACTGTTCATCCTGACCAAATTATATGGTGAGTTGTCGGTTTTATTAAAGTTTATATGATGTACAGTTTTCTTATCATTTTCTTCATTATCGGGATGATATACAAATTCATTGATTATTTCTTGTTCATCTTTCCACGTTGAAACTAAGCGATGTACAAATTGCCACTTCTTTTTCTCTGATTTGAATCTTGAATCTTTGATTCTCTTGTATAGTGAGGCATCATTGATTCACCAACTGTCAAATCCTTTGCTTCAACGAACCCCTTATTCCAAACTGGGAACTTGTGATCTGGGGTACAGACAATTGACTTGCCATTATCTAATGTAATTCTAACTACTTCAGCATTCTTGCGCGTTTCCCCTGCCCAACTGATTAATCCCGGTACAAACTTACCCGTGATTGGATCACACGAATATGCCCAAAGTGTCTTTCCTTCATTGTATTCTTTAGCAATTTCGTAGATAGTCAGAACTCTTCCATCCAACAGAGGAACCTTGGTATCCATTGCTAAACACATGTGTTTTCGGTCATCACGAATTTCGCCTGTTTGTGCGTCATACACAACTTTGTTGCGATATTTGACCATGATATCTTTTACATACTGTTCTGCCTTGGCAGTTGGAAGGCGACCAACGTCAATATAAAAAATACGACGTTCCGGTGCTCTCGACATTCTATAAATTACAAGTGCATCTTCCATCATTCTTAATGAATTGACTGGTTTGATTGCCTTGTGAAGATATGACAATACAACGTTTCGATCTAGGTCAATTAGACCAGATGTTACATATGTGATCGCATCTACGTTGATTCTGATACCCTTTGTACTGAAATCACCGGTAGCCATGTTTGGATTGCCATTGGTTCCGGGTGTCAGTCCACGTTCTGAATACACGAAATATTCTTGTGTTTCTTTGATGATAGAAATACCATCAGCATTCATTTCTCGTTGTACTTCTTTGATTTTTCTGATCTTGCGTGGGTCGATATATCTAAGTTCAGTGATACCCTTTCTTGGGGCAGTCACATCTACGATCTTCTGATAATACAGACGACCGTCAATATACCAACGACGAAAAATGTCATGACCTCTTGAATTGAAATCCAATAGACGCATGACATCATCAAACTCATCGATAATTTTGTTCTTGATTGAATCAGACAATTTCACATCATCGAGGATAATAGATACTGCTTCCTCATCATCCAATGCAGAAATAGTTTCTGATACAATATCTTCAATTGCTAGATCACAATCAGGATATGTGGATATGTCTCTATAGCGACGAATTAGGTCTGCTTCGTTCTTGACTGCACCCTCAACATCTACGTAGGTGCCAAAATAACCGCCCGCTTGTACTAGGGAAGTTCCATCATCGGATGTAGGAGAAACGAAACTTTGATTTTTAGTTCCGTCATTCTTCTTTTTCCGTGAGATGTTTAGTCCAAAGATTTCCATATTTTATTCCCTTTACCCATTATCATGATTGTATTTATATGCATATTCAGAAACAAGCTAGTAAAGAATTAACTCTACTAGCCTGTTTCATCTTATTGTAATTTATGCACCGGTAGTTGGGATGTTTCCTAGAATGCTGCCTGCAATAGCGCCAGTGATACCAGTTGTGCTGGTAATGTCGCTAGTCCAATATGTGTATTGGAATTCACAACCAAATTCTTCAATAATATCATTCTGACCATATGCCAATGCAATGCTTGATACGTTTGATGGGAAGATGTCAATTAGTTCGTATTGCTTTAGAACTACGTCATTTCTATCGAGTTGCTGAACAATCGCATTTGCTTGATATTGATTGGCGGATGTTCTGCCTCTGTTTGTTGTGTTGGCATTGATACCCTGTTGCCATGTCTCTAGTGCGTTTCTGATGGCAAAGTCGGTATCGTTCATCACGGTAACTGACCAAGGTTCGAATACTCGTTCGCCTGCGTATGGGATATTGCGACCACGATAAACGACGTTAGTGACACCAATACTTGAACCGGGTAGAGCAGTTGCTGTAACTAGGAAACCAGCTTTAAGTGTTGCCAATGGGCCTGTTGGTACCCAATTTGGGAAAGTTAGAATGATTCTGAATTGATTGGCGCGTGCCCCACCACCACTCAACTGTGATTTGAAATCTTGAATAGCCATTTGTATTAATCCTTTTATTCGTTATGTATATTTATAGGGGATTTCTCCCCCATAAAATTTAAACTGTTGTGTTGAAAGAAACGCTGTCTTTCTTAGCAATAAAGTTTAGCTGAATGAAATTGATTGAGTAGTTTGGTCTGATGTAAATATCGCCAACGAAGTTATTTGTTGCAATCACTTCTGGTGTGTTATTTGTTTCATCACAAACAACCGCAAACTCAGTCAAACCTCTACGACCTTGTACATCGCGTAGGAATGGCTCTACTAGGTTTCTAAATTGTGCTCTGCTGAATACATCATTGAATTCGAATAGTTGATACTTAGCAGCAGTAGCAATTGACTTTTCTAGTACAATGAATAGACGACGAACATTGATTCGATCAAATGCACTTGGCTTGCTCAATAGGGTCTTATCGCCATAAAGAACTGTGCCTTGTCCGGGGAAAGTAACCACTGGATTAACACCCTTGTTATAAAGGGTATCGCGATCAGTCTTGCTTGGGCTATATGCTAGCTTAACAATATTCTTTACGCCGCCACGATTTAGACCTGCTGGGCTATACCAAGGATCGGTTAGATTGTCTGATCTGGCACAGATACCAGCAATGTCTGCATTCAATGGAATCCAGCGGTATGTATCGTTGTAGCGGTCATACTGATACTTCCAACCAGAATCCATAACAGCATATGATGAACTTGGTAGGGTATTTCTGAAAGCAA